GGCCACGATCGGTATACCATGGTCACCCTCATATCCCCAAACTGAGTTACTGGTCGTCAGGCCTCTGCGGCCTACAGTCCACGGGTGAGATGTAATGTGTTTAAACATATCAAGGCCTCCAATAAAATAAGTCAAGCAGTAAAACAATCATGCCGATCAGGAACACGGCACGTTCTATTTTGTCCCATAGTGAGTGGTTCATTCCGTCACCTCCGAATTAACAAATGCAAGGGCATTACGTGCCTCTTGAATATCGTTGTGCAAGTAATCAACCCAAGAGCCGTCATCGATGTAGCGATCAGCCGATTGAGCGAGATCAGTGAGGGCAGTGGTCAGCCATTTAATTTTTTCTTGGTCAGTCATTCTTCGGCCTCATAAACTGAATCGATAGACCAGTCACCCCTCATGGGGTCAGGCGTGAAGTCGCCTCCATCCATGCCACGTGCGATTTCATAGGCCTCGTCTTCGCTCTCGGCCTCGATGGTCGCATAGCAGTAGGTCGTCATTGATGCGGTAATGCGGTAAGTTTTCATGTCCATTGCTCCACGTCAGTTACTGTTAATTCAGTGACAAGCATTCCCTGAATTTCCACTTTATCGAGGGCTGAGGCCTTGGCCTCCTCCTTACTGGCGGCATCAATGACAATGTCAACGTAACCCTCCACGGCCACTGAGACAGTGTAGGTTTTGGTTTTGCCTTGCTCGGCCAGTCTGCGCTCATTGGCAACCCAAAGCGCAGAATAATGTGCGTCTAATCCTTGCATGATTTGTCTCCTATGTTTAAACGGTTAATCTTGAGCGGGTTGAAACGTGGGTGTTGTATACCCGCAACCGTTTTTAGCGCGGAGGGTTTTAAGGGGCACGTAGTACTCATGCACCACGTCACCCGCCTTGTTGTACACAAACAGGCTCAATGTTGCGTTTTCCATAGCTGAGTCAATAAATGCCTCAACGTAGCCATTGTTTTTGCCAATGTTGATCACGGCAGAGTTAGTGAAGTTGTCCAATAAATCGACAGATAATTTCATGGTGTTTTTCCTAGTGTTTAAACGGTTATCTTCTACTACGGTCATCAAGGGGAAAGCCCCCCTCAGGCGGCAAGCTTAAGCTTGGTGAATGTGACACGTCCAAGGTCTTCCAGTGAATCAATTTGGACGTTGTTGGGATAGACGTGGGACACGTCAGCATTGATGCCAATGCCGATGGTCGTCACGCCCAGTCGGGCGGCTGATGCAACTTGAGCCTTGGCTTGTGCAATGTCGCCTTGGCCGTCAGTCAGCACAAAGCAAATGCGTCTTTGCTCAGGCCGCTTGTAGAGCATCTGATGCACGTGCGCGAGGGCGGTCGCATCATCAGAGCCGCCTTGGCCGTCTATGTGCTCCAACATGGTGATGGCCTTGCGGTAATGCATTGACCAAGGCTTGAGAACTGAGGTGTAGTCGTCAAAGGTCACGAGGGAGGTCGCCACTTGAGCCGCTGACAGGGTTTCAAGCAAGGCCGCACACACTGGGGCGGCTGAGGCCATGCGAAAGGTGCGGGGCTTGCCCACGCCTGTGCTGATAGCGTCATACATCGAGCCTGATACATCAAGCAAGATCACCACGGCAGAGTCGATGCCCTCCTCTTCATACCTACGCTGAAACAGGGTTTCGCTGATCGAGTGCTTGGTCAAAGCACGTACGTTTAAACGGCCTGTCTTGAGGTTGCGCTCGAATGATTCGCAAGCGGTATTTTCGAACAGGCGTTTTACTTCATAGCGTAATTTTGCGGGGATCATGGTTCAACCTTTCAAAGCAAATCGTTTTTCATCGCCCACGTGATAGGCATCACGCGCCAAGCGGAACTGTGCAGAGTAAGTGCCTTGCGACTCAGTGCCACGTGGAGCGGTGTTGCGAGGCTCTACAGGCTCGGCACGGACGCGAACGGGGGGACGTGCCACCCCTCCCCCGCCTTGGCCGTCATCATCGCCCTCGCCCTCTCCTTCGCCCTCTCCTTCGCCTTCACCCTCACCCTCGGCATCGCCTTGGCCTTGGTCGCCTTGCTCATCGCCTTGGTCGCCTTGGCCGTCTTCGCCCTCGCCATTGCCCTTGTCGCCTTGCTCGCCCTCTTCGCCCTCTTCGCCTTCTACTGGCTCGCCATCATCACAGGGCTGACCATCATCCGCGCCTTCATCTTGAGGTTTGTCAGAGGGGCGGCCACGTGGGGGCGGCTCAGGGTTCACAGGGTTCACAGGAGGGGGCGGCTGATCAACAACCATCAATTGTTCGTACACCCACACGGCCACGGCCAAGGTGTCGTAAGAATCATTGCACTTGGCAGTGCGCTTGACGGCCTCAGTAAAGATGGGCTTCAAGCCCTTGGCCATGGGCACTTTCACAGTCGCATGAGGGCGGGCATGAACGGCCAGTACAAAGGGGTACTGCGCGGGATCTGACCAATCAATTTTCGAGCCGTTGCGGTTGACGTGCTCAAGGGCTTGCGTTGCCATGTCGTCAATCAACGTGCCCAGTAACTCGGCAATATTGCCAGTGAGGTTTGCATTGATGGCCTTGGACTCGATCCAAGCATCTTCGATGGCATTGTGGAGTTGGTCAATGTACTGGTTTGCACCGCGCACGTTGAAGTTTGTATATTTGCGGTGAAGCAGTTCATGGATCACAAAACCCACGTACTTGGCCAAGTCTTTGCGAGTGAGGATCGCGTCATCACGCACGTTGGCAAGTCGGATCTTGCCGCGCGAATTGATGGCCGCAGTTTGAGTGCCATCAGTCCACTCGATGGTCACATCAGGCAGTGACAAGGCCGCGCAAATCTTGTGCGCGAACAGTGCCACTGCGGGGCGGAACTCATAACCAAAATATTTGTTTTTCATGTTTAAACACTCCTATTAAATTAACTTGCTGATCAGCTTCTCATCGATGCATGAAAGCTTGATTGACTCCAACACTGGGGCTGACTCAGAGGGCTGACGTGCGGCCACTGTGGTTTTCCATGCCTCACCCACAGGCATCACCTTCACGGCACGTATAAAGGCCATTACAGAGCGAATTGAGGGGGCTTCCACAATGTCCCCATCCTGAGCCTTAGAACGCGCCACGTTGATTGCTCTGAGCACGTGCTCGGCCAAGCGAGGGTCGCACCCTGTGCGGTTGACCACGGCCTTGGTTTCTAAGTCGATGGGCATGAACGTGAAAGGCACAATGCGGCTAAACCGATCGAGGGTTGCTGAGTTCATGGCATTAGTGCCTGAGTAGCGGCCTGTCTCATCGCCATTGCCGAATGTATTGTCAGCACCAAAGATCATCACGCCCTGAGCCTTGCGGTGCGTCATGCCGCCATAGTTCACCACGGCATCAGCTTCCAAAAACCCGTTCAATGTGGCGAGGTTTCCCGCCTTGGCAAAGCTGATTTCATCGAGCAAGATCACAGTCGCGGGGGACACGTAGGCCTGTAGAAAATCACCACGTTTAAACACTGATGAGCCTTGCTCCAAGGCCTGTGCACCCGCATAGTCATCTGCGGTTGTTTGCTGATGGAAGTTATAGCGCACGTAGGGGCGGCCAGTGCGAGCCGCCCACTGAGAGGCAGTTTGTGATTTGCCAGTCCCCTTATCGCCTCCCATGAACGTGTTTTCGCCTGTCTCTTGAGACAAGATCAAGTGACGCAAGATGGCCTCTTGCCACACAAAGTGGGGATCGATGGGAGGGGCTGACTGTGCGTTGTAAATGTCAACCATCATTGGGTTGCCCTTCATGTCGCGCAGATCAATGCCGAAAACGTCAACGCACGGTTTGCGGTCAACCTTGTGCACCACGGTCATGGCCGCCACTGCGGCCTGAGTGCCAGTGGCTTCTACGGCCTCGGCAAAGGGCTTGAATGCATCGGCCACGGCCTTGGTCACTTGCGCTTGCACTGAGGCTGTATCCACGCCCTGAGCGGGGCGGTTGACAATGGTCTTCACCTCATCGATCAATTCTTTGACCACGCTCTCAAGGTTGCCCGCCATGTTCTCAGCCTTGATGCCAACTCGGAGGGCATCGAGTGCCACTGTCTCTGCACGTGCGGCCACTTTGCTTGCGGCCTGTACCATTGCGGGATCAACGGCCTCGGTTGCGGTGATGGCCGTCTCAGGGGCGGCTTGGATCATCTCAAGGGTGATCGAGCCATTGAGCACCATGTCAGCGAGCACCTCCATGGCCTCGGTTTTGTTGGCCATGGGGCGGTTGGCGAACTGGAGCATTGCCCCATTGAGCACGGTGTTTTTGACACGTGCAATTTGCAGTTTGATGTTTTGAGTTGTTGCCATGATGAGTCTCTCCTACGTTTAAACGAGTGCCAAGGTATCGCCACAGGGGCAGATCGGGAGGCGGGGGCTTCCATAAGAATCAAATGCCCACTTAGCCGTGAGGCGTACGGTGTACGAGCACGAGGGGCATGAGGCCTTGAGCATTCGAGTGCCTTGAGTCTTGCGAGATGACATATCCAAGGGGGCATGAGGGTACTCGCCAAGGCCTTCAATGATTGACCCATAGGCGGCCATAAAAGAGGGGGCGGCCACTGTGGCTTTCCATGAGTTGGTAGCGGGGATCAAGAGCATTGCCTCGGCCAGTTTGCGGAAGTTGACGCCATGGTTCATGCATCCCTTGGCGGTGTGGCAGAGTTCATGGATCAGCACATCAAAGACACGTGCGGGGTCAGCCAAAGTAGGGCTGATGAAAATCTCATAGTGGCCGTCACCTGAGCGGGTGTCAGCCCAACACTCACCGATCGCGCCACTGCGCTTGGCATTAGAGGGCAGAGCGCATGACACGCGAATAGCCAAGGGGAGGGTGTGGCCGTTGGCGGAAAAGGAGGGACGTAACTCCTCAACTGCGGCTTGCAAGTAGGTTTCTCTCTCAGTGTGAATCAGCATTTTTAAGATCCTTTTTGTTGACTACCAAAATCGGTAGAACCCTGATTTGAACAGATTAATATTGTTTACACAAGTCTCCTAATATTTAGTTGACTAATTTGTAGGGTTATTACAAAACGGGGTTTTCTAGGCCAACAAAAAAGAAATCAGGCGCGCGCGTACGCGTAGCATGATGCGTGCCAACGGTCATTTTTTGGCCTGTTTTTGGGCGTGGTTTAAAAACAACAAACCGCGTATACGAGGCGATCGGGAGGCGGGTGAGGGTAGGGTAGCCACTTTGGAAAACGGACGCTCCTAGGGGTCTTAAAATCGATTCTAGAGGCCAAAGGGTTAACCCTAATTTTGTGGATAACTATGCCCTTTTTGTCCACTTTTTGTGGGGATAACTTTAGGGCTGGTGTGGATATGTATAAGCTGTGGATAACATCTTGTGGATAACTTTGGCACTTATCCACAGGCCTTAGTAACCTGTGAATAACATATAATGCGAACAGTTCGCGGGGTGTACTCAGTGAACATCAATTGAACGGGTCAGTCAAAAAATGGAGGCGGTGATCATGGGAAAGACTACATCGGGTGAGTATCAGGCGGCACTGGCCGAGGCGGGTGAGCACTGGGAGAAACAGAGCGCAGTTGAACAAAGCGAAGCGAAACAGTTTGCCCATGCTCTAGCAAGGCAAGCACCTAAGCCTAGGAGAAGAGTAGATGGACTACCAGTGGCAAGTGAACATAAAAGAGGGCAACCGTTGACGGTAGGCCAGCAAAGGTTCATTCAAGGTGTTATCAGAGGGCAGAGCCTTAGATCCAGTTACCGTGAGGCCTTTCAGAATGACACTGGAAGCGATGCATCTATCAGCGCATCAGCCAACAAGCTGATGAAAGATCCAAGGGTGCAAGAGGCATTGAAGGAAGCATGGGGGGAAACGATCGAGCACCTCATCGATGACGTTGTAGCGTCTAAACGCTATGTGCTTAAGGGGTTGCTTGCACTGAGTAAAGACAGTCAACCAAGCACACAGTTAAAAGCACTGGAGTTGATGGGCAAAGCCTGTGGCCTGTTTACACCAACAGAGGTGCAAGACAAAGCACCAGTGACCGCAGATCAACTCAAGCGCGAACTGGCCTCGCATCTAAAGCTTCTCAAGGGGGATCGGTCATCGGTGATGGACGTGCAAGCCACAGCGTTTAAACAAAAGGTGAGGCCACCCGTTGACGATGGCGTGTGATGCGTCACCCACCCACTCCGTACCCCCCATGCAGGCCGTTGACCACCCGCCCGTCTATTACGCTCTATTCCACTCTTCCATACATCTCCCACAGAATGACCCCCCCTTCCTTTCCAAATCGCCAACCCCCACCCCTATATATATTTTCGTTTAAACAGTTGCGAACGTTCTCATTATCGTTTAAACTCACCACATGACCAAGCATAGGCAGTTAGTACTAGACTTCATACGTGCCTACATCAGGTTGCACGGAGTTCCTCCGTCCTATGAGGTCATTGCTAAGGGGATTGGATTGAGTTCTAAGTCAAACGTTCACAGGATCGTCCACCGGTTAAAGGAGGATGGCCATCTGACCATCCGGCCTTATAAGTTTCATTCGATCAAGCTTGTGGATAAGTCTGTGAAAGAGATGGCTGCGTTATGAGTTTGTTAACCCACGCAGAAGTTAAAGCCTATATGGAGGCTTTGGACAATCCCAAGATTGATTCTGGGACGAGGGTGAAGATACAGAAGCTTCTGGAGATGGACAAGGTTGAGAAGTCCAAGGAATCTTTTCTTTATTTTGTGACGCAGATGTGGCCTGTGTTTATCTCAGGGAAACACCATGCCATCATGGCAGATGCCTTTGAGAGGGTCGCTAGGGGCGACCTTAAGAGGTTGATCATCAACATGCCTCCCCGGCATACAAAGTCTGAGTTTGCTTCTTATCTGCTCCCGTCGTGGTTCTTGGGTAAGTTTCCTGAGAAGAAGATCATTCAGACTGCACACACCGCAGAATTAGCCACCGGATTTGGACGAAAGGTTAGGAATCTTGTCTCTTCAGAGAACTATCAAAGGGTATTTGATACAAAGCTATCAAGTGATTCAAAGGCCGCAGGTCGCTGGAACACTCACATGGGTGGTGATTACTTTGCTATCGGTGTTGGCGGCGCTGTTACAGGCAAGGGTGCTGACCTTTTAATCATTGACGACCCTCATTCGGAGCAGGAAGCCAAGCAAGGCAACCCTGCGGTGTTTGATTCTGTCTATGAGTGGTTCACATCTGGCCCGCGCCAGCGATTGCAGCCCGGTGGAGCCATCATTATTGTGATGACTCGCTGGTCAAAACGTGACTTGACAGGTCAAATTCTTAAAAACGCGGGTAAAGACGGCGTAGATCAGTGGGAAATCATCGATTTTCCGGCGATCATGCCCTCTGGCGTCCCTCTTTGGCCCGGTTTTTGGTCAAAAGACGCCCTAGAAGCGCTGAAAGCAGAGCTTCCAGTGTCCAAATGGGAGGCTCAGTATCAACAGAACCCAACATCCGAAGAAGGCGCGATCATCAAGCGGGACCAATGGATGATTTGGGAGAAAGATAGCCCCCCGCAGTGCGAATACATCATTCAATCTTGGGACACCGCCTTTGAAAAGAACAACCGCGCAGACTATTCTGCCTGTACAACGTGGGGTGTGTTCCAGCACCCCAATAAAACCGGTGATATGCGGCCAAACATCATCCTGCTAGATGCGTTTAAACAGAGGATGGAGTTCCCTGAGCTTAAGAAGATGGCTTTAGAACTCTGGCAGGAATGGCAGCCCGATACATTGATTGTGGAGAAACGTGCCGCAGGTGCTCCGCTCATTTATGAGATGCGAAAGATGGGCATCCCTCTTTCTGAGTTTACACCGGGTAAAGGAAACGATAAGATCTCGCGTGTAAACGCAATCTCCGATCTGTTTGCTTCAGGTGTTGTCTGGTGTCCAGAGACTCGTTGGGCTGAAGAAGTGATGG